AGGATTTCAAAAGCTAGCAAAATAACACTTGCAGACATCCTTTTATCAAATTCTTTATAATCACCAGCAATAATATTATTTTTGCCGAATTTTGTAAGATATTTGTAGATGTCACCCCATTCCGAAGATTGAGCAACAGTGCCTGGTGCAGCTTCAAATATGAATCTATTATTTTGTATTAACCTAGTAGTAGCAAGAAAATACTTCCTCACAAGAATACAACCATCAAATGGCATACCTGTGAAAACTCTTGTCTTACCTATCTCAGCTTTAGCAAATGTTACAGGTTCATCTTTGAGATGACCAATGTAAAGTAATCTATTACGTATTCCAGATAAATAATTCCTTTCCATAATATCAACCCGTTCACGAATCTCCTGTGTAACTTTCATGGGTTCTTGCAAACCATGAACAGGTGGTATCGGCTCAAGAAATTTTCTTTTGGAACCCATATATGGGTAACCACAAGAAGTATTTCTGTTGATCTTATCGATATAAGGAACACCAGCGGCACCATTAACAGAAGTAAATTCATCAAGAACCATCAATTCTCTCAAATCTTCTTGTGATAATTCATTTAGAATATCTTGAAGAAAATTTTCTTTACATTCACGTAATAATGTCTCATCAAACAAATTGGACGTATTTACCATAGGGATTGCAGCAATTCTCCAGGGCTCATATCCTTTCATATTGGGTGCAGTATAGTTGATGTTGTAACCTCGCTTAATAAGGTAATCAGACATTGGCGTATTTTGCACACTAGATTTAGGATTTGAACGTGGACCTTCATAAGATCCATAAATTTTTGCAACTCCTTTATCTATATACCGAAATACAGATTTCTTTGATAAAGGACCTACATTACCATAATCATCGTGAAATAATGGTGGACCACTCTGAACTTGATATTTATCCAATTCAAGATATTTAGCTAAATATTCTTGAGTGATAGATATTGAACAGCAACGAGCATCTTTTCCACCTAAAACATGTAATCCAAGAAGGATGTTTCCATAATGAGATTCACCAATCAAAAGTGATCCACAAAAACTAGTTTGAGTATTACTTTGATCTTTAGTATTACCCATCCATAAATTTGGACGAGCTTGTAAATCATCAACTGGTACATTTAAATTACGTTTCATGGCAAGAACAGGAAGCTCGGAGAGGTTTCCATGTTCGTCACGAGAGACATAAGTTCCATGTAAAGAAACATTAAAACTATCTTTAGCAAATAATTTAGTAATATCCTTTCTAGGAACAGTGTTTCGCAGATTGAAGAAACATAAATCATTACTTGGGTCACGAGTGATTTCATTCTGATTAAGAAAGATTGTGCGATTGTAACAAATACCATCGTTTTGATGGTGTTCAGTTAGTGTTAGCTTAACCTTTCCTACAGTAGGAATGATATGGTTGTTAGTCATAAACAATTGACCCTTCAGACATAACATTCTTCCACGAATCTTCTTATTGTAAGTTTCAGCAATAATATATATTACATTATCAGAAACCTTTTCAATAAATTGAGCAGTAGAAAAACGCTTCCAAGAAAGAATCTCAGGGGTGACATCATAAGTGGAAAGAGTTAACTCCTCCTTATACCAAGGATTGTATCTCTCATTATCCTTTGGCTTAGGACGTCCCTCTTTGTTCTCTACAGGTAAAGAAGACTGTTTAGGAACAGATTGAACTTCGCCTTTAAATTGAGAATATAGATATTTAGCTAACAAACCAATAGAAACTGCGGATGATAATATTATAGCAGCAGTTCGATATCTATTATTCCCAATCGAATTGTTCACACGTGTGCCCAAACGAGTCCAAAATACCCTATCAAACGGTTGTCTAACATAATCAGCATATCGAGCAATTGCAGCATCAGCAGTATTTCGAATTGTTTGAAATCTACCAGCAAAATCAGAAATTTTTCTCCAAAAAGAAAATTTCCAATACAAACCTGCATAAGCATTTATAATAAGAACGAGAAATTGAGAAACAATAACACTTGTTAAAAGTGTTTCACAAATTCCTTGCACTTCTTGATTACAAATACAAAGGTAATCTGGATGCTTACATATTGAACAATATTTAATGGTCCTAACATTCGTCAAAGATTCTTTCATAACGAGAAGATCCTCTTTATGCTTCTTCTGTGCACCGATAAACCACTTAATAAAATCATCTGTAGATAAAGCTTCGTGTAAAACAATGAATTGTGGAGCTGTACCAAGTGATTTATTAGATGTGAGTTGTGGAGCACAAGTCTCGATTTTGAATGTCCAAAAGTCTGGGAATCGACCAGGAACATCCTCAGTCTTAGAACTATCTAAAGCATGTGAATCATTCTTTCGATATTCTTCACGCACACTGGGAGTTATGACAAAAGGAAATCTCCTATTAATTGCAGTTGGGTGGGCAAAATACTTTCCAGTATTTAAATGCTTAGTATTTGTTGTTGCTATAACAAATTCTGCAAGAAAGGGATTTTTCCCCTTATCCTCCAAGCTAGCTTGATCAGGAGTGAATGGGATAGGATTAATAACATTGAGGAACTCCAAAACGGTTGGATCACCATTAGGAGCATAATTTGGATTCATAAATGCTACATCATCAAAGATGACAGTGTGAGCACTACTTTTAAAATTATTCCAATGTTTTTCTGTACCTCTACGAACATATTTATTAATATTTTCAGTAGGTAAGTTGTTAATACCAGAATAAAGATAAAATAGATTATCAACTATACTGGATTTTCCTATTCCTGATTCACCATTGAGCAAGATAGTGAAAGGTGGATTACGCATTGATGCGGTAATATCAAAAGTTCTCTCGTCAAATCGAATCATTTCAAGGTCACCAAGCATTTTATTAACGTGGCGAGCTTCAAAATCTCCAACTTTCTTTGCTCTTGTGTAAATAGCTTGACCTTTGTCAATAAGCATCTCAAGATTTGAACGGAATTCATGTCGAGAGATACCCATTTCTTCAGGTCGTCCGATTTTTTGATATTGTCGTAATAATAATCTCGACGAGTCAAACCATTTACCATAAGAATCACCAGAGTGAAAAATTGGATCCAAAGAACCTGTCTTTACACACTGATGACCTCGTTCACAAAGAAAAAGAATAGTATCTGCCATACAATGAAACAAATCTGGACCAAGATGATATTCACGTTTAATTGCATCTGATTCAATTTTTCGATAACCAAGAGAGGTGAAAGATAAACCAAAATTATCAAATAGAGATAAACTTAAAGCGTACATAATAAATCTATAAAATTTTTTATAGATTGGAGCACGTTTAACCATCTCGTAATTATCAAGAATATCTCTCAAATCTCCAAAATAGTCATCATCTTCACTTTGGACATTTAAATCAACTTCAAAAAATATACAGCGAACACATGTGTCTAAAGATTTATAGAGTGTGCTAGACAAAAGAGGATCAGATGATCGCATCTTAGCAAATCTCAACACACACATTGCTAAATCTTTTTTACTTTTAGCTGAACTAAGGTCGAAACACATAAAGCCAACATCTTCCATAAGTTTAACCATATATCCGTGTTTGGACATGAAACTTTCATAGGTTATGTTGGGGTTTCCTGTAATTAAAGAAGCTAAAATATCTTTCTGTGGAAAGAATTTAATGCAAAATTTTCTGTAAGCTTGAGCAAAATTAGAGGCATAATCTGATTGAACAGAAAGTCCCTCGATTAATTTCTTCTTCTCAGAAAATTTTTTATCTCGATTACGTTTGGATAAAGTTTTGTTTTTTAAACTATTAAAAGTAGATCCCCTTTTTGATCGGGAATTACCACTATAAATAGCAAGTTGTGACTGAACCCGATTATTCACTCTATTCGAGTTATAATCAGGAACATAAGTCGAAGTCAATGACTCCTTCATAGATTTTAGATTAAAGCTATTTTTAGCCTGGAGATCTAAATCTTTCAAATAGCCAAATAATTGTGCTAAATGAAGATCTTGTTGCTCTCTGCGTGATCTAAATTCTTCTATCAATAAATCTTGTTTGATTTTATGATAGGCGTCTTCGATAAGGATTGAAGATAAGAAATGTAAACAAAAAATTACAAATAAATCTGTCAATCGACAATCGAAATTGTAATACATACTGTAATATACAATAGGCATTATGACTCTAGATGAACCACTTTCGTATAAATCACAAAAGATTTGTCTATCTAGAGAAAAAAGGGTACTAATAAAACTAAAAAAAGGATTCTGCATATTAAAGGTTACAAAGATCATAAGTCTAGAAACTGGTTGCATTATCCAGGATGGTGCAATTCAAAACTTATTGTAATTATCAATGATCCGGAGTATCCACTTTTGGATTTAAGAGCAATTAGGGCTCAGCATTGATAACTGTATAATTATATTAGTAGTGATTGAGTAGCTTTCCTATTCATTCTACTTGAAAAACAAAAAAGATTATTTTGATTTCAAAATTAGAACTATCGGGACCTCGTCAATATAAATAATATAATATACATTATAAGTTTCGGTAACTTACGCGTGTGTATTAACACGATATCTAAGTTGATTCTAGGACTAATAGAAGGACGGTATCTAAAAGTCTTTTATGTGAAATCTTAGAATTAAATCACATGTTAGTTATTTAATCTTCATAACAATAGATTGTTTTGGGTGAATGATTTTAAAGTTCAAACAAACTTTTGTTGGAATATAATTAGATATTTAAATACGATACGAAGGGATGTGATTTTGTAAACTATATAATACGAGTGTTATTATATACTTACTATCAAAAACTCGACATATCCATTACAATAACATAAATGTATTATACCATATAAACCACTTAACAAGTTAAACTGGGGTATATGCATCGAATAAAAATAAGAATATCAGTGATATTCTAATTAATC